TGCAAACATGACGGTCAGGAAGCACCCTGGCACATTCCCAAGGGTCCGGCGAAGTCACAAAAATATTCACAACGAAAGGTGAATGAACTTAGAAAGGTCGATCATGGCAAAGAAGGCCTCCAACGCCACGATGTCCCATGTTCGTATTCTAACAGCAAATGGGATCATTGCGATGTTTGCAAAGAATCTTATTGTAACTCCAGTCTTCACATCAATGTAAAGAAGAACAAAGTAACCCACGATCATCATCGCGGCCCCTATGATCCTTAAGTAATCATCTTGTCTTAAATTCTTCATATAAAATTAGAATTCAATAGAATTCGATTAGGTGAATCTGTAGCTGACATTCCAGTGTGAATATGATTCCCAGGAAACAAAACAAGTCTATTTTCCTTAGGATAAACTCTCTCTTTCTCTGTGAGATTAAGATTCTCTGGAACATCCCCTCTCATCAGTCTTTCATTGTAAATGACTGTGGGTCCGTTACAAGTGGTGAAATAGAAGATTGTTGTGTGGTGATATCCGTTCAGATCAATGTGTGCTCCAAACTTAACTTGTTCTTCACCCCGATATGTTGTCATATCTAGCCGAGATCTTCCGACCACTTTGAACCCAAACTCTCTCTTAATCTTCTCATTGATTGAAAAGATGTAATCCTTATTGGTTGCCTTGTTGTAATGATCCGGTCTCTTTGTAGCAACAAAGGTGCATCCAAAACCATAATAAAGTTTCGGATCACCTTCGTTTTTCATTGAGATGTTTCTTTGGAAATGATATTGTTGTTCGTGTGAATCTATCTTACTCTTGGCTTCTTCAAAGAAGTCAGAGTCCATAAAGTCATCGATTACAACAATCTTATTTCTTTCATTCATTGTCGAATATAAACAGGAACTCCTCGTTCTGTACTTTGGAATACAAACTTTGCTGCCTCATGTCCCATCCGAATACAACCCAAAGAGTATGGAGTTCCAAGAGGTTGATGTTCGTTTGGTTTTGGGTGCAGACAATAAGTGTCTGGACGAATCCCAGGACCATTTAGACACAACACATTATCAAGATTGATTCTTCCATAGTTACCAACAAAGTCGGTGTTTGCATACTTGGAACCAACATAAAACTCACCTGTGGGTGTAGGTGTTGATGGCTTTCCGGTGGAGACCAGAGTTGAAAAAACCATCTGACCATTGTTGTCAAAGGCGTACAACTTCTGGTCAGAGAGATCAACAACGAGTGATGCAAAAAGTTCGATCATGAGACGAAAGTTGAATCAGGTTCAAGGGCGATGTAATAAGTCAAATCACGATTCTGACTGGAGAAACGTGACAGAAGCTTAGAGGAAACCACTACATCGTAGGTTCCCGGAAGAATCTTGAGGTTTTCTTCTTTGAAGTTGAAGACAAAATCCAAGTCAGTTTCACCAACGACAATGGAGAAATCATTAGATGTGTCATTTTTCTTATCCCTCGCGACGAGTTTGATCACACCAGCTTCACCAATGGCAGAAATATCAGGAGCCTGAAACACAGAAGCTGCTTTCTTCAGTTGTGCGAGATCCTGAGATGTCAAGACAAAACACACATCCTCTGAGGGAAGTGAGATCTCCTTATCTGGAGGAGAAACGATCACAGAAGGATCAGCAAAGAAGAACTTAGAACGCTTCTTGCCTTCTCGAATGAGAACATACTCATCATTTGTGAAGTCAAGTTCAGGATTCTGAAGAAGACTCAGTGCGTTCAAGAACTGATTCAGATCATAAATGCCAAAGTCCTTTGGGATCTCTTCTGTGATGGTTGCTTCTGCAAGAATGTTTTTCATTACAGAAATAGACCTAAGTCGATCTCCAGCCTTAAAAAGAATTGACTGATTGATTGAAGAAAAATTCTTCAGAATGTTGATAGTAGAGTCAGAAAGTTTCATTATTATTGAGGATAAGTTTCACGTTGTGAGTTTTTGTCGTTAAAGTACATCAGAAGAACAGCATAATGTAAGATCTTCATAATGTCACGTCGTGCGGTGCCTTTCTTATCATAACGAGAGGCATATTTGAGAATGTTGCTCCGACAGAATGCTTCTCCATCCCCACACGCCTCAATCAGATCCAGGGTTTGAATCTTGTCATCACCAGCAGAATAGTGTTGATTATATGTTCGGGAAATGTATTCTTTCAGTTCTTCGAGAATCTTGTCCTCTTCATATTTGTAACGATTAGGACCTTTGTCATTACCAACATCCAAAGTAAAGGTAATCGAATCCGAAGGTTCTGATCCTGTGAGTGATACGCAATCCCTGCCATCACCCCCAAAGATTATCACATCACCCTCAAATGGAGGAATAGAATCTTTCATATTGCAGGACTTTATAATGTGTTTTTATGATAACTGATTTGACACTCAATGTCAAATCAACTGAGTGAATTGATTGTATACGCTAACAAAATCTTCTGGTGTGTAAATCTCAGCGAATACTTGTTTATCTTCATCGAAGAGAAGACCAAATTCCCCCTCCTCATCAGACAAGGCGAAATACTTAATGCTCTCAGTGATTTTTACAACTTTCATGGTTTCTCTCCATAACACAAGGATATAATAACAAACCCCCTGATGGGGGGGATCCATCAAGGGGGACTCTTATTGAAATGTAACACAATTTTAGTCTCAGTCAGTCTCAGATAAGAATGAGAAGTTCTTTTCCTTGGAAAATGTGAGGACTCTGGAGAACTTATCCTCCAATCCTTGCTTATGGCTAATCACAAAGATGTTTGCGTCTGTCACAACATAACGCAGAATCTTTAGCAGGTCATCACTTCCCGCACTGTCCAAACTTGAATCAAAAACTTCGTCAAACAAAATGAGGTTGGTATTCACTGAGTTCTTGTAACGGGCGACTTCCCTCCAGGCAAGAATCAATGCCAGGTCAATCCGAGACTTCTCACCCTCACTAAAGGAAGCATAAGAGAAGTCCTCATGAATGGGAGACTCAACAGTTTCATTGAACTCCTCATCCAGTTTGAAATTGATGTAGAAGTCCATCGATTGCAGATACTTATTGACCTGCTGATTAATCAATGGAAGGTATTTCTTGATGATCTTTGCCTTCACTCCACCATCTTTCAGGAGTGAGTAGGTAAAATCATGGTAGGAGATTGTCTCCTTCTTCTCTGCCAGTTTTTCGTATGTTTTTTGAAGACTCTCCTTAAACTCTTCTAACTTCTCATGTTCAGAATTCTTATTCTCGACTCGATCGATAATGTCTTGAATTTCCGATTCCAGTTGATTGACTTGTCGCTGACAAACAGCAATGTGAGAATTGTTTGAAGTAATTCCATTCAGAATCTTAGTAATTTCTCCAGATAATTTGTGAAAAGAGGACTCTCTCAGCTCTTCCTCTTTAATTGCTTCCTGAAGTTCTTCGAACCCAGCCTGCAATTCCTTTGCTTCATTTTGAGAGTCATCAATTCTATTTAACCGAAATGATTCTTCAATGTCCTGATTGCAGGTGGGACAAACCGAATTATCAGTAAAAAATTTATGTTCCTTTACAATTGAAGAAATCTTCTGTGAGAGTTTTCCTTTTAGGGTTCCAAACTGACGAAGACGATCAGAAGATCCCTCATATTGTTTAATCTCTTCTCTTTTGAGTTCAACAACCTCATCGGAGTTATTGTTCTCATCAATCTTTTCTTCCACCTCTTTCAGAAGTTTAGAGATTCGATTTCTTTTCTGTTTGATCTGAAAGTTGCTATCATTCTCAATCTCATCGATAAAACGTTTCTGCATTTCAACCTTATCAATGAGAGATTCCTTTCTCAGATTCAGTGTCTTAATCTCCTCCCTGATGGTTCTAATCTTCTCTTTGATAAGAGAGTTCATTGAGGAGAAGATCTTGATGTCCAGAAGGTCCTCAACCACCTCTCTGCGGGAATTGGTGGGGAGTTGCATGAAGGGGATAAAGGTGGATGAACCCAAAATAATTATTTGAGAGAATGATTTGTGATTCATCTTCAGAACATTCTGTTCCAACCACTTCTGTTGATCAATGACAGAAGCGCTTTGATCCAGTTCTTCACCATCTCTATGAATCTTGAAAAGATTGGGTTTGATGCCTCTCTCAATCTTCCACTCTGTTTTATTGATGGTGAACTCAATTTCCACCAAAGTTCCTTTCTCATTCACAGAGTTGATGAGTTGATTCTTCGTGATTTTTCTAAACGCCTTGCCATACAAAACAAAAGATAGCGCATCAAGGATTGTTGATTTGCCAGATCCATTTGCACCAATAATCAAAGTGGTGTTTGTTTTATTCAGTTGAACTTCTGTAAACTGATTACCAGTCGAAAGAAAATTTCTCCATCTAATCTTTTCAAAGCAAATCATTTTCGCAACTCATACAAAATCACTCTGGCCATCAGGGGGTATTACAACATCTTGAGGAGTGATGATTGTGTACTTGTGTCCGTGTTTTTCACAAGCCTCAATCATAATCTCTTCATCAACTTTCATTGGAACCATTTCAGGATAATCCTGTGCATCGAGATGTTGTACAAATCGATCCGCATCTTCCTGTTCTTCAAAGATAAAAAGCACTTCCTCACCTTCTCTGTCGACAACAGAGTAAGCTCCTTCTGTTTCATGTCCTTTGATGGTGAGGATGTACATTAAATCGCTTCGCAGGCCTCCTGATAGATTTCACGAATCAATTTCTGAATTACTGGTTTATCCAACTCAGTATCAGATTCTTCAATATAACGATTCAGAATACTCAGAGTATCTTCTGATTCTTCTGCTTCAAATTCCTCAGATTCCATCAGTTGGAAGTTCTCAATGACCTTAAGTTCTGCCACTCCAACGGAGTAAAGTTTGTCAATGAACTTCTCGAACTTAATGTTATCTGACTTTTTACGAACGATCACTTTCACAATCTTATTTTCCAGTTCTCTGGCATCAAAGAGTTGATGGTCTGTGTCTTCGTAATAAACATTATAAAACATTCTGAAGGGATTGTTCACATAATCCCATTCCAAAGTGTCTGTCTCAAGAATTACAAATCCTCTTCGGTCGGCCACATCATTCCAGAACATTTCGTAGGGATTGCCGATATAGAAGACTCTAGAATCATTCGATCGAGTGTGGTAGTGGCCGCTGAAGACCAACGAGAAGTTCTTAAAGATGTTGCTGTCCATACCATCTTCCATGACGCAACCTCGATGAGGCATAAATCCTCTGCACTCAAGGTGCCCCACCGACATCTTGCAAGTTGAATCTTGAATGGTCTGGAGAGTAACTTTGCGATTTTCTTCATTGATCCACGGAATAAAAAGAATTGGCAGATTTCCAATTGGAACTTCTGTTGCCTCTGTGTACACACTTATATTGTGGTACTCATTCAAAAGTAAGTCAACAGATGTAACTGCGTTTGTGTTCTTATAATAAGAATCATGATTGCCAGAAACAATGTGAGTGTCAATGTTTCTTTCTTTGAGAGGTTCAAACACAACTCTCTTTGCCCATGTCAGTGCAGCAAAATCAATTCCTTTGCGACTGTCAAAGACATCACCCATGTGAATCACAGTGTCAATCCCATGCTCATCTAATGCTGGAAAGAAAATCTCATTGTAAAACTTCTCAAAATAATCATGAAAGAGTTTAGAGCCTTTTCTGCAACCTTCATTTCCTTAACTTGGAATGAACATTGTCTTTAATTTGGTTGTAATCACTCCAATTTGATGCATCTAACTCATTAGCATCAAACACTTCATCAAAATCAGTTCTTTCTAAAATCTTGTTCTTAATCTCCAGTTGCTTCTTCTCCATGGAGATTCTCCTTAGGAAAGCAAAATAAATGATTTGTGTGAAATAAGCAAATGGATTCTTTGACTTCTCTGGGTTAAAATTGAGAATGTAACGCACACAATTCTCAATCCCATCGCAAATCATGTCTTCCTTAAACATGTAATTCACAAAGTTTGGGCGATAAGAAAGGCGTGTTGCCATCTTCAAAAAACATTCACCAATGTAATGGGGAATCTGAGGCCTCTCTTTCCATTCTTTTAATTGATCTAAATCAACTCCAGCCTCAGTGGCCGCTCTCTTCACCTCAGCAATGTAATTCTCCAGTGCTTCCAGGAATTCCTGATTATTAACATAATGCTCTGGTGGTTTCTTTGATTTCGCCATTACTGAGTAAGTCTTACTAAAAGTCATATGAAACTTCACTTACTGAAGTTATGTTATCAGTAAATGTAAAGATTGTCAAGCGCTTGCCAAACTCTCTTGGGAATGTTACACTCATCCTTGTTACAGTTTCAGAATTAAAGCTCTAGAGCTTATATAGCTTCTCTAAGGCTTTCTTGGCATCCTTAATGTTTCCTAGGTAGCCCATCTTAGAGTCAAGCTTAGAATAATTATCTCGATTAGATTTCTTAATGTACTCGTCGTAATAAAGCACCATCTCAATGTCTGATGATTCACTCATTGTCATGACATTATCGAGATCAATAACAAATAGATCATCTGATGTAGTTTTCAACCAGGGTTCCATCTTATATCCAGCTGGCCTACCTCTAATGATGATTTCTTCGACAACAATAGGAAAGTGAAGAAGAAGTTTATTATTGTGTTCTTCTTCTAAAGCAGACACTTTAGAGAAGATCTCTTCTCCTGTTTTAAGTTTAATAGTAGCATAGAATTCATCAGTCATATGTTTCTCCTAATCTTTAAGATCAACTGATGTAATCTCATAATTGAAACTTTCAGAGACGTAGATCTTAACTCGTTCTATAAAATGATTAAGAGTGAAGTTCTTACGACCTCTGAATGTAATATCATCAGAGATGTCATATAGTTTTGCTTTGATCTTATCTTTGCCTTTCCTTAGCACTCTACCGATACTCTGGAGGTTTCTAATGCGCGACTTGTTTGGGGAAGCGAAGATAAGATTGTGAAGTTTCTTAATGTTAATTCCCGTGCTGAAGCACCCATAAGAAGCGACAATGATTGCGTCATCTTCTCTTTCAGTAATACTTCGAACCTGTTCTCGGTCCTCAGTACCAACACCACCATGAATAAAGAAGACCTTACGACCTTCTCTTACTTTACTATTTATGAGATCGTAAATGATTGCCCCATGTGTTTCCACTCTGGTGTAAAGCACTAAAGTATTGCCATCACAATCACAAGCAAGATTACTGATAAAACGATTTCTGGAATCATGACTAATCAGATACTTGATTTCATCCTCATAAGTCTCAAACTTACGAGGTGTGTGTTTGAGAACTAAACACCGAATGTCCAACAGAGCCAAGTGTCCTTGTTCTTGTAACTTAGCTGTCTGTGTAACCTTATAAGAAGGACCAAACAACCCCTCTAACACCCATTTATGGGTTTGTGTGCCATCTAATGTTCCTGTAAACCCATAACGAAACTTGGCGTCATGTAACTTCTCCATGATGCCAATGAGAGACTTACTCTTGAACTGATGTGCTTCATCTCCAATGATGACATCATAAGCGTCAAAGAATGTTTTATCCAGTTGATAAACAGACTGCCAAGTGGTGATGGTCACCTCATTGGTGTTAACTCTCTCACGTCCCGCATAAATGCGATGACAATGGTTTTCAACATCCCACCCATAAGATTTAAAGTCCTCAAACATCTGTTCCACCAGAGAGGTTGTAGGAACCACCAGGAGAACCTTTCTCTTACATCCCACATGAAACCTCACAACAGAGTAAATCATTAGAGATTTACCTGATGCCGTGGGGCTGAGAAGGAGTTTGCGGTTGTATCTCAGAGCATCATAAACAGCATCAATCTGATAATCTCTGGGTTTGATTTCAGAACCAATAATGGATGCCATATAATCCTTGACACCTTCTTTTGAAATCATCTCATTGACTTCAAAAGGAAGACCATAAAACTTATTATTTTTGAACTCATAAGTGTATCCTGCGTTCTCACAGAATGCCACTAACTTATCCAATAACCCAACGTAAAGACGTTTGGTTCTGAGGTCAAACAGATGTATTTCTCCATTCCAGTTTCTCTTACGAAACTGAGGCATGAAAGACTTTCCAGGCACTTCAAAGGTGAACCGATCTCTCAGTTCATATTGAATATGTGGATCCGCTGTAATCTTCAGATGAACTTCATTGATCTTCTCAATGACAACGTCCATAACATAAACTTCATCTGAAGTTATTTATTACATATCGTGAAACTTGTAATCGATGATCGCCCTATAAAGATCTGTCTTCAGATTATGTAGATGTTCCTGCTCAAAGGGGTGATTCTTTGGCGCACCTTCCCAATTTTCAATTCTTTTGCAGACACAATCATAAAGAAGATAAACATCTTCAATCGCAAAGTCGAGAATGTAGCTATCTTCTTTCATCCTAAGCCTGCCATAAAACGTTGGTAATCGATTGAGTTTTTGATTTGAAACCCTCTGTTGTGAATCATCTTCAGAATGTCTTCAAGGTACCTTAACATAACATCATAATACTCACACTTCAACGAAAGTCCTGAGAGTTTATCATCTGCGTCCAGATACTTTTCCATAACCGATTTATCCCGAATCTTTTTGGGGAACGGGTTTTCAACGTATACTTCTGGGTCTGCCTTTCCTGAGTAGTATTCGTATCTTTCGTGTCTAACATTCTTTCTCTGTTGTTCCGCTCGTTTCTTAAGAAGAATAATCGTGTTATAGAGATCAAAGTACTTCGCATGAAGAACTGGAATATTTAGAGATTCCATGTGGAGATTATCTGGATCAATTTTTGAATCCTTCAACCACATTTCCTGAATGGTTTCAAGGTTGTGTACCGGAGTTCCTTTGGATTTGTCCACAACAATCAATAGGTCCAATGTTATAAACAGTATACTTGAATCTTACCTCTGCTGTAAAGTATTCCAAGTCCTGTAGTGTAGCGTCAAAGTCTAAAGTTGAAATACTGTAAGGAAACAGATTCTGAAAAACACAAACCAATTTGGGTCTGTTGTTGGAATCCAGAATTGTCAATGAACCATCAGAATAAAGATTCAATTGTTGGCGGTTACCAATTGACGCATAATCATAACCACCAGGTGCTTTCTGTAACTGCCAATCATAAATTTGATCAAGAGTTTCAGGAAATCCAATTCCACGAATCCAGTTCTGAATCTCTAAGTAGTTCTCAAGATTTTCATCAACCAGAAATCTCAATGTGAGATCCTCAAATTCAATCATTGTTCCCGGCAGGGGAATGTTTCTCAAATAATTCGGTTGAGTTGCAACATCAAAATTCAATGATGGAATGTTAATGGAATTTCCAAAGAATGAAATCTTTGGAGCTCTTGTAACTTGAAAACGAAAACCAGTCGGTGCAAGAAAGTTTCTGTTTTCAATCTGTCCAGGAATGGCCTTTCTTACAGACATGGTGTAATGGCATGCAGGAGGTTTAGTTATTTATTAGGATTATGCGATGCCAGCATCACTTAGACGCTGCTCAAGGGTTTCGATGCGTTCCATTGCTTCCTGCAGAGCCTTCACTGCCTTCATGTAGAGCACTGAATAGTTGACGCTCTTGGTAACAGTGCCAAGGTCGTTGCCGTCTTCGTCGCGGTCAGGGGATTCGCTGACGAGACCAGGGGAGACGAGTTCAACTTCTTGGGCGATCAGACCGATCTGGGTGTGGGTCTGACCTTCTTTGAAGTTGTAGTTGACAACTCGGAGATCCTTCAGGTCATTCCACTGGGAGGTGGCGTCAACGATGTTCTCCTTCAGTTTGATGTCGGAGATGGCGCCATAGGAGTTGTTAGTGTTTTCAACGTTGCCGTTGCTGCGAATAACAAAGCAATCAGTACCATTGTCAATGGACCCGCTAGAACTGTGTTTACCAACAAACAAAGTGTCTGTAGCGCCTGCTGCTTTTGTGGTAGCAAAAACATTTGCTGCGCCATCAGTGCTTACCATCGATAAGCGACCTTTAGGTGAAATTCTTAATCGTTCCGTCGGACTGCTCGCTCCGTCGGCGGTGACAGAGAATACGAGGCGGCCTGGCATGTCGGATGAACCCGGAGTTCCATCTACTTGGGCGAGTATTTGCGCTCCAGCCCTAGCAACAGTCCCGTCCGTACCCTCAAAACT